CATTAACACGAAATATTAAGCAGTATCCATTAATCCATGAAGTTGTTTTAGTATCAACACATATAAGCAAGCAATCACAGGCTGCTCTAGGTAAAGAAATAAATTACTATCACGATATACTTAATATATGGGGTTCAGTGCACCATAACGCTCTCCCATTTATAAGTATAGCTTCAGTTGAAGAAGATTCAGAAAATAAGGCTAAGCTTGAAGCATATAAAGAAGTTGGTTTTGGTAATCCTAATATAGCTGGTGATGAAGAAGACATTGAATTAGGTGAAACTTTTAAAGAACAGCCAAAAATTAGACCAATACGGCCATATGAAGGGGACTTTACACTCGAAGGTAGATTTGGCCACTCAATAAGATTTGGATCAGCTGTAAAAGCAGAACCAGCAAATACATGGTCGGATCCATCAACTGATGATCCAGCAGAGCCAATTTTAATTATACGTAATGGGCAAGATCAAGACCTATCAGCTGGTGGTGAGCATATAATAGAGCATCCAGATAAAGAAGCGGGATCTATCTGGATGACTAAAGGTCAAACAGTACCTCTTACATTTGGATCAACTAAATATGACGCATTATCATTTGGAGCAGGCGCCAATACAGTAGGAGAAGATTTTACAGCTCCAACAACTGATGATCTAATAGACACAGAAGGGGATCGTCAAGGTCAGATATTGCTAACAGCAAATAGGTTAATATTTAATAGCCGTGCAGCTGGAGTATATATTTTTGGAGGAGGAGGTATAGGGTTAACTACAGAAGATAGTATGACAATAGATGCAGGTGTAGAATTTTTAATAGATACTCCGTCTGTATATCTTAATGCAACAGAGAAGTTTGAATTAGAGTGTCCATTAATATACTTAGGTGTAGAGCAAGACTCTGCAAAAGGTGGTGCACCATCGGTAGGCAGTACTGCAGGACATCCATTAGTAATGGGAGATGAAGACGATAAATGGAAAGCAACATTATGTGATATTATCGATGCTATACTAACAGCACTTCAAGGAGAGCTACACCCAACACCTGTCGGACCCTCAGGCCCACCTCTACCCCCAGCTTTAACCGATTATATAACCGCACAAACAGATATAGCAACACTAAAAGCAAGTATACCAGATCAGTATAGTGGAACAGTATTTGTACAACCATAAGGAGAGTATAGTATGCCAGCACTATGGCCAGCGTTTATAGCACCAATGACTGCGTGGTTTAACGCAAATGCAGAAAACGGAACAACAGCTTCTAATGGAGCAAAAACCGCAGCTATGATTGCAACGTCATATCAAGCAGCTGTAATGACAGCTGGAGTTTTTCCATATGGTAACATAAAACTAGCAGGATTCGTAGCAGCTCAGGTAGACGCAGGATTTACTGCATGCTTTGCAATGCAAGCTGCATCTCTTTCTGATAAACCGATGGGATTACCTCCCTACCTATTAGCTGCACAGGGAGTTGTTGCATCTTGGGCATCTGCTCAATACGCACCAGTACCACCACACCCACCAGCTATTCTCCCATCACCAGGGATTATGCAAATACAACCAGGAATGCCTGGTATGGCGCCATTAGCAGGAGCAATACAAGCAGCATTTAATTCTCAGAGTCCATCCGCTATAGCACCACTACTAGTTGCAGGGTTTATGGCTCATATGATGACAATTAGCGGTACGTATATTGGGATGATAGCATCTCCAGCTGGACCAGTACCTGGACCACCGATCCCGTGGATGGGAGTTGTATAGGGATTTTTAGTTAATAATTTAGAAATAATCATATTTATATATGATGCATTATATTTAGAGGAGAGACATGTCAACAACAAACAAATTAGCAGAAGCTATAAGGAAAATTGTTCGTGAAGAAGTTCGAAAAGAGGTTCGAAATACACTTAATGAACAAGCAAAACCGAAAGTTACAAAGAACGAGGTTAAAACAGGGCTACGGCACGCGCTAGGGTTACAAGATAGTATAGAGCGTAGAGCTAGAGCACCGAAGCAACAGCAGCAATTTACAAAGAATAAAATGCTAAATGATATTCTTAATGAGACAGCTGGTGAGCTTCGCACTAATATTCCTGAAGCTGTAGACTACGAATCTATGGGAGGAGGTACATTTACATCAAATAACGCACAATCGTTTGATAGAAGCTCATTAGCTGCGAAAATGGGGTACGGAGATAATAATTCAACTAAAACACCATCATTAAACGAAATGGTGCCTAAAGTAGATACTCGTGGAATAACAAATCAAGGTATTCAGGTAGATGATGCAGTAGCTAAAGCATTAACTAGAGATTATAGCGAATTAGTAAAAAAGTTTAAGAAGTAACAAATGGCAAATTTATTTGATAGAGACGATATAGCATTAGGAGTAGCTTTACCATTTGGTCCTGGTCAATCTAGTTTTAAGTTAAATTTCACCACATTAGATCAAGCAAGGACAAATATAATTAATTTGTTATTAACCCATAAAGGTGAAAGATTTATGCAACCTGAGTTTGGTACAAATTTAAGACGATTCTTATTTAGACAAAATAATCAAAATCTAGCAGACGATGTCCAGGAAAATTTATCAGAAGCTATTAAATTTTGGCTTCCATACGTAAAGGTTGAGTCAATTGATGTTGATAGAAGCGTTCACAATATTGAAGAATATACAATTCATGTTGCAATAACATTTTCAGTAACACAAGATATAACTAAATTTGCATCAGTAACATTTAACTTTAGCTCAGGAGGCGGAGTAACAGTAGGAAATAAATAAGAATACTATGGCATCAGTAAACGAGAAAATATCAAAAGATATAAGGTATACCGGGAAGGACTTTCCGACTATACGTAAGAATCTAATTGATTTTGCAAAAACATACTATCCAACGACTTTTAATGACTTTAACGAAGCCTCTCCAGGAATGATGTTCATTGAAGCTACATCATACGTTGGAGATTTATTAAGCTTTTATCTTGATAAACAGTTTAAGGAAACTCTTCTACCATACGCAACTGAACGAAAAAATATCGTATCACTAGCACAGACCCTAGGATATAAGCCTAGGCAAGCTATAGCATCTGCTGTTGAGATAGACATATTTCAAACAGTACCTGCTATCGGAACTGGTGAGAATAACGTACCAGATTGGAGATACGCACTCTCCATACAAGGTGGTATGCAAGTAAAAGCAACAAAGGATGCTGTATTCCGTAGAGATCTACCAATTGATTTTTCAATATCAGGATCATCAAACCAAACAGAAGTATCTGTTTTATCTGTTGATGATACGACTGGAGAACCTACATACTATTTACTACGCAAGCGAGCAGGATTTGAATCAGGCACAACATTAAAACAGACGTTTACTTTAGGGCAGGCGCAACCATACACCCAACTACCTCTCGCGAGAACAAATATTATATCCGTAACACGAGCTACCGACTCAGACGGTAATGTGTGGTATGAAGTACCTTTCTTAGCGCAAGACATAGTGTTCAAACAGATACAAAATAATCAATACACTCAACCAGAGTTATCATCATATAATACTGAAACTCCGTATATGTTAAAGCTTACAAAAACATCAAAACGATTTATTACACGAGTAAATCCAGAAGGAAAGATAGTTCTAGAGTTTGGATCAGGTACACACGCAGGTCCTGACGAAGAGCTGGTACCTAACCCTGTGAGTGCAGGATCAGCACTACCAACAGCCACACCAGTAAATAATACATTTATTGATCCATCTAACTTCTTAAGCACAAAAACATATGGTCAATCCCCAGCTAACACAACGCTTACAGTAGAGTATGTAGTAGGGCTAGGTATAAAGGATAATGTTCCTACAGGTGATATTACAGACATAGACCGTATAAGCTTTATAAGCGAAGGGACAGGATTAGACGCTGCACTATTCAGCAACACCAAATCATCTGTAGCTGCTACAAACCCAACACCATCACAAGGTGGTAGAGGAGCTGAAACTATTGAAGAGGTTCGAAATAATGCATTAGCACACTTTAGCACACAAGGTAGAGCTGTTAGTAAGGATGATTATATGATCAGGACATTAACAATGCCGTCACAGTATGGATCCATTGCAAAGGTATATGTAGCTCAGGATGAAGCATTAAATGTAACCGAAACTACTACTAGACTGCGCAATCCATTCGCGATAAATATATATACACTATCATACGATCAAGACAAGCAGTTAACTAAAACGAACCCAGCAACAAAAGAAAATATAAAAAATTACTTATCACCCTATAGATTACTAACAGATTCAGTGAATATAAAAAATGCATTTATAATTAATATAGGGGTAGATTTTGAAATTAT